CAATACAACAGAGATGATTGGGAGACAGCGTAATGGAATACTATAATATCAACAAACCAAGTTTTAAAAACTTTTACAGCATATATGCAGAAGTCTATGAAGATTATACCGGCAGTTCCCAATGGGATCTTTTCAAAATGGCGATGCAGGCATATGAAGATGAATATGATATAATTGTTGCTGATAAAACTGCTGATGAATGGTATGAAAACTTGACAAAATAGCGAATCGTGTTATAGTAATTACATAATTGATTTATGAGAGGATCAAACAAATGACAGAACTAGTGTTTTCTAAGGTAGATGTTGTTGATGAAGATTTCAGAAATGACACTTATAACTACAGAGTCGAATACAATAAAACAGACAGAATGGACATATTCTATGATACAATAGGATCTCATCCAGGAATATTATCATACAAAGCAATCATCAATGGTAATTCTGTTGGATTTATTCAATTAAAAAGATACAATGGAGGCTGTTTCGGTCTTGAAAATATTTACGTAAAGCCAGAATACAGAAAACTAGGTTATGCTAAACTTATGTATGAAGAAGCCATAGATGAATTCGGACTTGAACTAATGTCAATAGCATATCATCGTGTTAAAAAACCTAGTCAAATAAAATATTGGAACGATGTAGGTTTTACTCATATTGCATTGATCCCTGGTCAAATGGGTTCTGACAAAGGTCTATGTCACTTGCTAACAGACTATGGTCAAACTGAGGCTTTAGGAAGTTTTGAACTAACTTTTGCCGGTGTTAAAAAATGTATGGGACATAGTCAAAGAATAACAAAAAAAATAGCAAAAAAATATGGTTGTTATGTTACACGTGATGACCTCAAAGTGGCTCAAGAATTTATTTACACGGTATTAAAACATCACTTTAGGATTGCGGCATAATGGTTATTTCATCCACATATGACGAACAACTTACTCAAGAATGGCAAAACAAATGGAAGTATTCATTTAGACGAATGGGTATATTTGACACCATAACTCTTGCAGATTGGGATAACATAGTTAAAAGAATGCATAAAGGTATATGTCCAAGAACTGATAGTTTTTGGTATTTGGATCAATGGCATAATCATCCTGTGAGAGTAAATCGTATATCTGGTCTTGCGATAAGACATTCTAGAATACATTGGAAATATGTAATGTCTACTAGTCCATTATATTTTACTCCACACGCATTGGGTAGATATCGTGAAAGAACAGGTTCTTTTGTTGATGATTCGATTGTGTTTGATATCCCATACGTAACTGATCCTTTAAAGGAAGAAATTTATGTAAATGATCCTTTATCAAGTTATTTGTTGCCTACAAAACACGGTGGCTGGTTGGGTCACTCAACTGTAACAAATGGATTCCAGGTAGAAAACTATGAATACAAACGAAACAAATGGTTAAGGATTCCTAACCCGAACACTAATAATAGAATATTTCATTTTTATTGTGTTACATTTATTAGAGAATATAATATGTCTATGGCTCAAAGAGAGATATGTAGAGCATATGAAAACAAAGATTATCAAAGATATGATGCACTAAACAAAGAAAACGCAATCAAGTTTCCTTCAACCTTAAGTTGCTACAAAACTTGACAAAATAGCGAATCGTGTTATAGTATATACATAATCAAGAGAAAGGAACTAAAATGACAAATAAAATGACAGAACAAGAACTAGAAAATCAATCAATTCCAGAGTTGGTCGATGCTATCCGTGAAAAAGCAACAAATTTACTTGTTCAATCCGGTGTTTTTTCTAGAACTAAATTAGAAAATCTTAATGATGATGATTTCTTTAAGGTTCTTGACATAGTAAAATTACCCCATACACGTAAGGAGACAGCGTAATGCAAAATGAATTTTGGAATCTAGTAGATGAAGGTGTTGTTGAAATATTGTGTGAACCTGCTTGTATTGATGCTTTGAATGATACTCCTGATATGGACTTGACTAAGTTCATTGATGAAGCAATAGATATGGGTTGGATCATCGTCAATTGGAGGTAGCGTAATGAAAAACTTTTATGATGCGAATGATGAATACGGATGCTTTGAGGGTTTGTATTTTGATGTAGAAGATGGTATTGTTGGACTTGCCGAAAATGAAATGGCAGACGGTTGGACTGATACCGAACTAAACAAATGGTTAAAGCGTGTAGAAAAGTTTGTAGAGGAGATAGCGTAATGAACCATATGGAAATCAAACTTACTGGAACAGAACTAGACGGTGTTCGTATGTATGATTCTAACTATGATAACAGCCTAGAAGTTTTCACATACGAGATTGGCAAATACTTTGACTATATGGATGATTGGTATTTAATAAGTGATACTCTACATATCTACTACACTGGAAAAT